TATCTGATTATTATCGACATGAACTTGGCATCGTCATTAACGATGGCGAGCGCAAGCAGTGGCAATGGTGGCTGGATCCCGCCAACCAGCATGCGTTTGTGAATGGCTTTATCGCCGAAGGCTTTGAAGTGGTCGCCGACCTGCGGCCTGGCGATTTGATCATCATGAACACGGGCGGCAGTCCTTGTCCCAACCATGCCGCCATTTATATGGGCGATAGTCACATTCTGCATCACCCCGGCCGCGGCACGCCATCGCGCGTGGAAATGTACGGGCAATACTGGCGGCAGAACACACATTGTTATCTGAGGTATTCCAATGAAGAAAATTAAATTGTTTGGCGATTTGCAGGCATTCAAGGGCGAGTGGGAGCTGAATGTTAAGACCCCAAATGAGGCGCTAAGAGCGCTTGAGGCGAATCGGCCCGGTTTTTTAAAAGCCGCCGATGCGGGTGAGTATGTGGCGGTTTTAATGGATGCAAATAATCCGGACATGACCAGGCAGGTTACGTTGGATAATAATTTCGCACCCTGGGCAGACGAGGTGCTGTGCATTATACCGCGGGCTGGCGGAGAAATTCCGGCGGCCGCCGTTGTTGCAGCGTGGTCGGCTGTTGGGGTTGCGACTACAGCAACTTCATTCTTAGTTGCGGCTACTCTGATGGTTATTAATATCGGGATATCACTCGCTATCTCAGCATTGGCCAACATGATTACCGGAAAAAAACCAGCTGTCGGCGCCCGCGATACCGAGAGCTATGAAAACAAGCCGTCGTTCATCTCCAACGGCCCGGTCAACGTCGTCCGTGCCGGGCATCCGTACCCGATTATTGCCGGGCGCTTCCTGTGCGGGTCCATTGTGCTGTCCAGCCAAATCCACGTGCAGGATATACCCGTATGAATAAAGCGCTGGCAGTCATTGGCGGCGCTATGGGCGGCGGTGGAGGCGGCGGTGGTGGAGCGGCGCGGACGCCGATTAATGCGCCGGATTCCATTCGCTCCCGGGCGATTATTGAAATTGTCGAGGCCTGGGGCGTTGGCGAGATAAAGTGCTTCCCCGATGGCGCCGATCCATTACGGCATGTCTATCTGGACGGAACGCCCATTAAGGCCCCTGACGGCACGCTGAATTTTCAGGGCGTGACCTTCGATTACCGGTCCGGCACTCAGGATCAAACGTATATCCCTGGCATTGTCGACGATACGATAGGCTCGCCGGAGTCGGTTGATGTGCTGGTTACTCAAAATAACCCGATTACGCGCACCATCACCGACCCGACTACCGACGCAGTCCGGGTTATCGTTACCTTCAATGGCTTGGTCGTTAATGATGTCGCCACCGGCGACAAATCAGCGGCGACCGTTAATTTGGCGATAGAAGTTAAGCCTTCCGGCGGCATCTGGACAGCGATCGATCTGCAAGGCCGCGGCACTGTCTATGACAAAACCCCGTCGCCCTACCAGCGTAGTTTCCACATCAATCTACGCGCTGTGCATCCCAGCGCCGGCAGTTATGATATTCGTGTATCGCGGCTGTCCGCCGATCCGTCCGACAATGAGAACTCGGCATTTAAATGGGACAGCCTGGTGCGACTGACCTATGCCAAGTTGCGCCGCCCTAACATCGCCTATTGTCGCCTGACGTTTGATAGCCGCTACTTTAGCTCAGTCCCTGTCCGCAGTTATGACCTAATGGGCTGGCTGATTCAAGTGCCGACCGCCGACGTGTATGATCCGGTAGCGAGAACTTACTCCGGAGCGGATTGGAGCGGCAACATGGTCAAGGCGTGGTGTCGAAATCCGGCGTGGTTTTTTTACCATTTACTGACGACTGCCGGCGCCGGACTGGGTGCGGACATTAATCCGGCCTATCAGGACAAATGGTCTATTTACACCATTGCCAGGCGCTGTGATGAGTTGGTTCCCAATGGGCAAGGCGGTTTTGAGCCTCGCTACTCAATTGACGCGCAGTTTATGGAGCAAACCAGCGCCCATGACATGATCGTGCAGCTGGCTGGCATTTTTGACGCCCAAGCGCTTTGGAACGGCACGTCGATCTATGTTACTCAGGATGCGCCAAAGCCCGTATCGTCGCTGTATCTGCCTGCGAATGTGGTAGGCGGACGGTTTGCCTATAGCGGCACGGCCAGGCAAGTGCGCTACACCGCAGCCATCATTCAATACAATGACATCACTGATCAATATAAGTTGGCGACAGAATACGTCGAGGATTTTGACGGCATTCAGCGCTATGGCTATCGGCCCAAGACAGAAACGGCGCTCGGATGTACGTCAAGGTCTGAAGCTCACCGCCGCGGCAAGCGCTTACTGGTCACCGGCCGAAAAGAAATCGATACCGTCGTTTTTTCAGCAGGACTTGGCGGCGTCAATGACAAGCCCGGAGACATTATCCGCATTGCCGACCCGCTGAGAAGTGTAGGAAAACGGATGGGCGGGCGGATATCGAGGGGCTCGACAGTCAGTGTCGTGCAGCTGGATGCGCCGGTTATTTTGGCAAGCGGCATTAGCTACCGGCTGGCGATTATCGGCAATGACGGAACTGTGTGGGATAGAGCCGTTGCCAATGCCGCCGGAACTCATAGCGCCATCGTCGTAAGCTCCGCGTTCATAGCAGTGCCGGAGCATGAGATGGAGTGGATCGTTTATGATCCGCTGGCGATCGGCCAGACCTTCCGGGTTTTGAGTATTGTCGAAAACGACGATACCGAAAACGGCTTTTACTCACTGTCTGCAACCCAATATGATGGCAGCAAGTTTGCTGAAATCGACGATATCGCCGACCTGGAGCCGATTCCGTCTAATCCGTACATTGTCAATGGCGTCATCCCGCCATCCGGCGTGCAAACCAACGAGGGCTTTTATACCGGTCTCGAAGGCGTTCGCCGCTACATCGATATCAGCTGGACGGCTTCAAATGATCCATTGTTGCGCGGTTACGTGCTCAGTTATAGGCACAATGGCGCTCCTGTTTTTCAGCGCGAAATCACCGGCCAGGCCTACCGAATCAATAACCCGCTGATGGGCGAGTATGAGATTACTATTGCGGCGGTCAGTATTGTCGGTAAATATTCAATATCGGTCACTGTTGTGCACTCGCTGGGCGAGTTTTATGCGATCAACGCGATACACATTACTGATCTGGCATTGCCCAGCGGCACTGGCGAGTTTACCGGGAGAGATGCGCTATTCAGTTGGTCGACCGATGCGGCGTCCGTACTAGGCAGCAGCTATGCAGCGGGGCAGGGTGGTCAGTCGCCATGGTTCAGGGATTTTGAAGTACGGATTTTCATCGGCGCTACGTTGGTGCGCATCGATTATGTCACCGAGTATTTCTATGCCTATACGTTTGAGAAAAACGCGGCCGATGGCGGGCCGCGACGTACCTTTACAGCCAAAGTGCGAGCCCGGGATTATTACGGGCGCTATAGCCAAGAGGCAGAGCTGACGGCAACCAATCCGCCACCAGTGGACTTTGGCGCAGTATCGCTAACACCTGGCATGAAAGTGATATTTTTAAACTATGTCCAGCCAACGGATCCCGACTATGTAAAGACACGCATTTTCGCAAGTCAAACATTAGGGTTTGCCCCTTCTGACTCAAACCTGGTCGGAGAAACTGCAAGCAGAGTGACCTCCTTTCCTGTTGACGCCACCGGAACGTGGTATGTCAGACTGCAAGGCATTGATGCCTTCGGACCGGCGGGAACCGTTTACTCGACCGAAATCAGCACTATTGTAACGGTAAACGACATTACTGAAGCAGTGGCCGAAATCTTGGAAAATCCCGGTAGAGTCGGCGATTTTGTTGTTGAAGCGACTCGATTTCTTGTTGTAATACCTGGAGAAACTACACCCGGCGCCGCAGTTTTTGGAGTTGGGAAAGTAGACGGGGTTACGAAAGTCGGCATTAAAGGCGACTTATTGATAGACGGATCGGTGTATGGCCGTTCCATTGTGGCTGACGCTATTGTTGCCGACCACATTAACGTTTCACAGCTTTCCGCTATTTCTGCCGACATGGGGACAATCACCGCGGGACTATTTAGGACCAGTCCTATAAATAACTGGCGGGTGGAAATGTCAGACCTGAGTTCATTCCCCATCTGGTATGGAACAGGCGATAAGACTGCGCTGAACGGCAAGTTCTACCTGGATAATGCTGGAAATGCGTTCTTTGGGGGATCAATTAATGTCAATAGCCGATTTATTGTTGCGGCCGACGGCACAGTGACAATAAAAGATGCAGCGAACGTTGTCCTATTTAGCAGTGGCTCCGGGATCGACTGGTCTTCAATCAATAATAAACCGGCAACATTATCGGGAATTAACGCAGCCGAGGGCACTAAATTAACCGGTATTCAAGCCGGGGCGACGTATGGAGCTACATTTGGAGCCAATATCTCTGGGCAGATTAATTCAGGAAACGTATCGACATATATTGCAAGTGCAGCAATCGGGGCGGCTCAAATAGGCTCAATCGCATTAGTAGGCACCAGTAATTTTAGCGTAAAAAGTGGGGTGTCCGGAGCGAGAACTGAGCTTGATAATAAAGGCGGCAGGGTTTATGACGGCAGCGGAGTACTGCGGTTTCAGTGGGGTGATCTGGGATGAGTTTCGGGATGGCCGTTTACAACCCTGATGGCAGCTTAATGTTTAATCTCGACAATCGGCTGTCGAGATTAATCTCTATAATCGATTTTTATATTCCACCGAGCGGCGGCTACGCATCTATCAGCATAGCCATTCCGGGTTATGTCCAGGACGGAACCTGGGGCATTACACTACTCTTGCAAGATCCGTCGGCGTACGACGTTCCCAGAGATACACATTATGCGGGATCCATTACCTTAACCTCTGGTTTTAGCGGCAAAGCGTGCAGTGGCTCGCTTGTGGTGTTTAGGCTATGAGTTACGGCATTCGGATAATAAACAACGCCAATATAATCCTGATCGATCAGGATTATGCCACCTACACGCTGTATTCGTCCGGAACCGCCTCCTACGGCATTGCCATTCCGAATGTCAGCGGCGCATTGGTTTTTGTCAGAAATATCAATGGGGCGAATGCCAAATCCACGATTATCAGCGGCGGCTTTCCTGGCACGACATTGGTGCTGAGTGGACCGCCTGTTGACTATTTAATATTGATCCCTGCCAGCGCGCTAGCGCCGGGGACGGGGTATGGGGCCAACGTCTTTAAAGGCAATGGACAGCTGGCATTCTCGACGGCCTATTCTTACCTGACATTATCCGCGATACCTTCGATTGATGCGCTGGTTGCCGGTGAGGTTACTGTGACATTGGGAGCATCATCCAAGCTCAGGTACTTTTGCTTAAATCCTTGTTGTGCCGTCGGTTATGCCAGCTTGGATGACAATAACTACGAACCCCCGATACATGTTTACGAAACCCCCTTATATTTTGGCGGCGTAATGATTAATAACAATGAATTCCGCTTTGGCGATTCCGGATACGCCGAACTCTATGCTGAACTGGGAGGCAGGTATTCCGGCTCGATTTACGGGGCAGTCAGCACAAAAAATATTTTGATTTTGGAGAGATAATGAAACCTTTTACTACTGTGGTGGCAATAATTTTTGCTGTTCTTTTATCCGGATGCGGAACCCCTTATGTCTATGAGCCTGAAGCCCAAGAAAAGGCAACGCGAAACAGAATCGCTGATCGGCTGGAATGGTATCAGCGGCATGGTGGGGATAGCGCTCACTTTCAGTATTAAGGCGGGTACATGACGAAGTTCTTATTTGTAACCGCTGAAGGGCTGGTTTCTTACACCGCCAGTCCGGGCTTTGATGGCGCTTACGTTGACGGTGAGACGTACGGCGATTGCATTGCCAGGCAAACAGATACAAACGTGGATGATGCAACGATCTTATCAACATGGCATTGGCATGGAACCGGATTTGCCGAGCACGAGCCTAAAACAAATCCGCACTTTATTTGGGACCCTGTTAATTATGTGTATAAAGAGCCGGATGACTACGTTGAGATAGTCAGGTTACAAGCGACTCTGGATATAAACAAAGAGGCGAATCGCGTAATCATCGCGCGTTATCCTCAGCATAAGCAGGCGAACATGACAGCCAGGGCTCTTGAGCTGATATCGATTAATCAGGTGGGGTCGGAAGAATGGCTTGGCATTCAAGCCGCTTGGGATTGGGTTAAATCAGTTAGAGATGCGTCCAATGTGGCTAACTCAGCGGTCAAACAATCATCAACCGTTGCCGGCATTCGCACTATAGAGCAGGATTTCAAAGAGACCATTGCGCTGCTTTAAGCGGAAAAGCCCTTAAGCGCGTCGGCAATGGCTAGCAACCGTTCACGGTCAGTGGTGGGCATAGCCCGATAGGTGCTCAGCAAGCGCTGTTCGGGCGGGGTAAGCGGTACTGTATAGCCGCCAAGACGTTCCGTCACATCAGTGGTGGCGAGTTCGGCTAAGGCTTTATCGTCCAAAGGTACGGAGGCCTTTAAATAGCCGGGATCGAGTGTCAGCGCATGAGTGCCTATGCCGCCCTTGCACAGGCTTTCCACCACTGCATCCTCCAGCGTCAGCTGCTGACGCTTTTTCCAACCATCGCGCTTGATGGCCTCGCGGCTGTAGGGACCGATTGGGCCTACCAGGACTTCAAGAATTGTGTAATCAACCTGCAACGGTTCATCCTTGCCGCGCTGCTTTACTTGATATTGGCCGGGCATGGTCAGCACTGCCACGCACGGCAAGTTATCGGATTGCCGAATGATCACCGTCAGCGTCCAGCTTGCGGCCTCATCGGTATGGTAGGCAGCTATTTGCTCTGAAATATCAATATCAGTCTCGAAGCGGGCTACACGGTACGGATTGCCACGACCGTTTATGAGCCAGTCGGGATTAACGTTTTCGTAATAGCAAAGAACGCGGATATTTTCGTCATTCAACTGATCGTCTTTAATTGCCCTACTCAGATTACCAGCGCCAATCCCTGCGGTTATCTCCCATCGAGAGACAGGCCTGGAACCCTTTAGTTGCTTAATTCTCTCTGATAATTTCATTTATAAGTCGAATATTTGTTGACTTAGAGTTATAACTCGAAAATAATAACCTCGCACTAACGCATTTTACAACACAGGGCTGCACATGCACACAAAACAATATCCAGAAAATACCGTACTGATTCGGGATTGCCCAGTAATCAGCGTAAGACTTCCAAAAGAGACCTATGAAAAAGTTAAAACGCTTAGCAAACGGCAGCACAGAGGTATTGGCGCACAGTGCGCCGTTTTTATTGAGCGGGAGTTGGCTTTGGAAGAAACCGCCGATGAATCGCGGGCATAAAAAAAGCCCGGCTGAGCAAACAGCCGGGCTTTTCGATAACACTAACCACAGATAGGGAACCGAAATGAATACTAGCACAGAAACACCCTCACAAGCACATGAAATGAAAGCCACCGGATTGATGGAATTCGGCGGCAAAACCCAGCTGGTCTACACCCTGGGCGATACGCAATTTATTTCGTTGCGCCCCATTGTCGATCAGATCGGCATCGATTGGCGCACCCAAAAGAAAGCTATGCTGGATGACGACAATGTATTGTTCTACGGCACCTTGCTGCTGGAAGACGGAAAAATCCTGCAAGCGCCGTGCAAATATGACCTGAAAAATGCCTTCTTTCCGAGTTATAACTCGGAAGATAAGCAAAAAACGGCTGTTTTTTTCACCGGCGATGCGCCAAAAGACACCCTGTTTATCCGTTTGCGGCGAGTGGAAATGTATATTGCCCGCATCAGCATCGGACATGTTAGAGGCAGAGGCGGCAATGAAAGTTCCGCTGAGTTTTTGCTGTCTCTTCACGAAGAATGGGCCGAAGCCTTGCACGAGTATGAGACCAACGGCTTTGCGATTAAGGATGGATATTCCAAGCAGCGCAACGATGACCTTCGCGTGCTGATTGCCATGTCCAATCAAAAAGACAAAACCACTAGCAAAGCAGACCGCAAGATGTTTTCCCAATTGACAAAAGAATTGGCTGAAAAACTGGGTTGTCCGTATCAGCTTGATGAAGACGAGGAATAGCGTTCCATGGAAATCAACAACGCACAATTTGCAGGTGAAGAGACGGTACAGATTCGGGCGCTGGTGGTGCCTAAGTCTATCCATGAACGGATAAAGCAGGACGCCGCCAATGACATGCGCACGATTACGGCGCAAACGGTGGCGATTTTGATCAACCACTATGCAGTGAAGGACGGTAAGCCGGAGAAGTAATTCGCATCTATATAAAGTGTACTGACGACAGCGCCAACTGTCGACAGTACTGATGAGGCACTGGTTTTTGAACATACCTTCGACGGACCTCAATAGCAAGTCTACATGACTCGCTATTAGTTTAACCAGCGCCTTGAGTAAAAAACAATGTTGTTTTGAGCCGAGGTTTCACATGTTTGACACTTTAGACAAGGCCATTTACGGCCTTATACACGACCAAAAAGGCGGCGCAACGCATTTAGCGCCGCTGGTTAATATGAATCCTGGCACGTTGGCGAATAAAGTCAATCCGGCCATGGAAAACCATCACCTGACGGTTAAAGAAGCCGTCGCCATCCAGAACACTACGCAAGATTTCAGGGTACTGTCCGCTGAAGCGGCGGTGCTTAATCATGCCATTGTGCCGTTGGGCAACTTTGAGGGTGTCAGTGACATTGAGATTCTGACGGCCTATGCAAATTTTCATTCGGAAATAGGCCAAACCTCGATGGTCATTGCCGAGGCATTGAATGACCAGCGGGTGACGCATCAAGAATTTCAGTCTGTGCGCACGGAATTTTTTGAGGCGATCAGCACCGGACTGGAGTTTTTAAACCGGATGGAGGCCTTGATCGATGAATAATAACGCTTACTTAATCCCGATTATCGCTGTCTCGCAATACACCAATGCTATTCGCAACTTAATTAATTTTTCAGAAATGGATGGCGCTGAATCTTGTGTTTGCGCTCAAGTGCTGTTGAGTGCGTATAGCGGTAAGAAATATCAATTGAGTATTACTGGTCTTTGCTTATTGGATGACGCTCTTTACAGCGATGTGATGTCAGTCATTCGAGGTCGTAAGGAGTTGGATATTGAGCCTCATATCTTAATCGCGGACGGCGATCTGGTTTTTAAGGAATTGCAAAAAAAATGGAGTGGATTACATATCGATACTCGCCACAGCGGGAGAGGTAATTAATCATGGCAGCCATCGACCGCAAAATCATGGAACGCTTTTTAACCCCGCCGGAAGAAAAGCGGCTTTTTTCAACTGTTAGATCATGTAGCAGTATTGAAGCGCAGCGCGATTACGCCTGGATGCTGTTATTGAGAATGACCGGGATACGCATCGGCACGCTGTCCGGGCTAACGGTGCTCGATGCCCAATCGGCACTTTCAGCGCGGCGCTTGATTATCCGTGGCGAAATCAATAAAGGCGGTGTCTCCGGGAAAATATATCTGGGCAAACAAGCCGAAAAAGCGCTGAAACTATTATTGAAGGTGCGGCGTGATATGGGCCACCCTGAACAATCAAACGGGGCGCTGGTAATGAGCCGCGAGCGTAACGGCATGAGTATCCGGGCCTTTCAGCAGCGCGCAAAGCACTGGGGAGATCTGGCTGGACTGACTGGTTTTAGCCCGCATTGGCTTCGCCACACGCTGGCGATGCGCATCATGAACGAAAGCACGGCAAAAGACCCGCGCGGTGTGGCCATGGCAACGCTGATGCATAAAAACATCAACAGTACGGCGATTTACACCCAGCCGGATAAAGCGACGTTACAACGCATCATGCAGGAGGTGGGCTGATGTACCTTCCCCTTATTAACCATTCAAAAAACACCGATCGGGGGGCCGTTGTTCCGTTGCCCCTGTCTGACAGTGAGCGGAATGCACGACTGGCGATCCGAATAGCCGAATCTGTCAGCGGCATGGGCTTAGACGTGTTTGAAATAAACGCCTGCGTTCGTATCGGCCTGTGCTGCATGGACCAGGGCTCAACACTGCTGGGCGCTCATGACCACGCCGTAAAAGTGGCCCGGCGGATTATTTTAATCAAGGCGTATGCCCAACGGGCGGTCATGCGGCCAAGCGAGGCCGGTCATGGCGGATAAGATTAACTATAACGCCATGATCAGGAGCGCAGTGCCGCGCGACTAAACCTAAATTTAACAAAAACCGTGACGCGGCACTGCGTCGCCTGGAGCTATGAGTTATGCGATGTTACCAGTGGAATAATGGAAAAATACATAGAGCAGGGTACAGTCCAAAAACTACCGAGTGTGGAAAGCTAATGCCATCAACTGGGATTAAAGAAGTAGCACTTGCTGATGCAGAACATCGGCACCCAAGAAATAAAAGGAACCCAAATTCATGCGCAAAATGTTTCCCGTTGTGACAGTGCATAACGCAAAAAGTAACCGGCTGTCCGGGCACGAAACCAAAGAGAAGTGAGGATTTATGATTAACCAGGAACCTGCGAACCCGCCCCAGGTCGGCCAGTCCGCGTTGACTGACGGGTTAGGCACAGAATGCCAGTATAGCATGGACAAAAACGCGGACCTGTATGACAGCCCGATCCCACGATGTGGGAAAACCGTAAAATATTTGTCTCCTCGAGGCATACCGGTTTGCGGGATACACCGCAGATCGATCGACAGTAACAATGCGAGACATGGCAGAAAAGAGCGATGTATTGCTGTGCCTAACTCTGCAAAATATGCCGATGATATCAAACAGGCGAGGCTGGATAGGCATGCGGCTCAGCAAGCGCCCGTTGAGCGTGCGCCATCTTTAAAAGCGCACGAGGGTACTGAAAAATGCATAGAGGTCAACCTGTCCGCACTGCCAAAAGAAAAACGCCAGCCGGTATGGGGCTGGATACAGACCAACCAGCCGGGGCTGGCAGAGATGCTGAGCAAGGATCCGCAATTTTTGGACATTAAAGAGGCTTTTAACTGCCAGGTGAAGGTGGAGTTGCCGACCAGTGTATGTAGACAATTGGGGTTAATAAGATGTTAAAAATCAATCAACCGGCCGGGTATTTATTAATCGATATTATCTTCGACATTTTCAGGCTATGTGGCAAGGAAGTACCCGAAGTTGTTACCGATGCAATGGAGACCGAGCGCGATGACGTAATCAGAATGGTAGCGAGTCAGCTTAAGGAGCTATTGGCATTAAATCCTTGCAAACAACTAACGCCAACCCAAGCAGAAAGGCTGGTGTTATTAATCGAAGAAATGGAGCTGGCATTATGAGCGATAAAAATAACCCACCCCAATACACAAGCATCCTTCCAGCATTTACCGGGCTTATGGATAGAATAATAAGCCAATACCCTGAGTTTGCTGAAGGCGAGTGGGAATTAGAGGTAATGGGTATCAGTATTGATAAATTTGATTCGGCCCCTTATGAAACAAGCGAACGAGCTAGTGAATTAATAAATGAAGGACACTCGCCTCAATATGCAATCGAGAAGGCGATAGGGGAAAGTGTCATTAAATACCGGCTTCCTAAAGGATATATGTTCGTCACGCTAATCAAGGATGGCTCAAAGCCTGCATTGCTAACTATTTCCCTCCAGGATCCGGTTTCATGCGGGGTTGATCCTGCTAAGACAGGGGGGGGATGCCGTATGACAAGCACACGTACCAACCCACTCGAAACCCAAGTCGGAGGCAACCACTACAAAAACTTTGCCATTCAGCCGATTGAGTACATCCACCATAACGACATCGGCTTTGTTGCCGGCTGCGTCATCAAGCGCGTCTGCCGTTACAACCAGCCGACCGGAAAAGGCGCTGAGGACATGCGCAAAGTAATGCATGAGCTGGATATTCTGATCGATCAAGTCAATATGGGTTATCCGAGTTATGCCCATTTTCTTGACCGGCATTCCTTACCCACCACCCCAGCAAACTTTTGCTGGGTCAATGGATTTGAAGGTGATCAGGCGGCAATCATCCACCTGGTGACACTGTACAACCTGAGCGGCTGCGGCGTTTCTGACCTGCAAGAAGCCAAACATATCGCCGAGAAGCTGCTAAACGAAATCTCATGACCATAGAAAAGCTAAAAGACAGCATCGATCTGCACGATCTGGCCGTCCGGTTGGGGTTAAAGCGTCCAGGTGGCAAGGGAAATTACAAAAGCCCGCACCACGATGACAAAACCCCCAGCCTGTCGATCTACCACCGGAACGGAGAGCAGCGCTGGAAGGATTGGAGCGGTGGCGAGAAGACCGGCGGCAGTTGCATTGACCTGGTGATGTACATTCGTGAGGTTGACGTAGCGACCGCTATCGACTGGCTGCACGATGAGTACAACATCACCAAGCCGCAATACAACAAACCTGATGCGCCTAAAGCCAAAGCATCATTGGCTGAGTTTATCGCGGAAAAGTGCATCAAGCAGGGCACGCAGGTTGCTGATTATTTGCGGACTCGGGGCATTGACAATGAGGTGATTGGGCAGGCGATCAAGTGCAAGTCAGTCGGCTTTAACAGCTACACCTCCGACAAGCACAACCCCGGCGAAGTCGGCCACGGCGGTGCGGCTGCGGCGTTTATTGTGCGTACCATGAATCCCGGTCATGTGGTAGCGGTGGATCTGCGCTATCTGGATCCGGCATTAAACGGCGGCGTTAAAACCCAGTGCCAGGGCGAAAAACTGGGGTATCCGTGGTTTATGGATTTGGCAGAACTTAAAAAGGCCGAGACGGTGTACGTGGTTGAGTCGCCGATCAATGCGCTCAGCATTATCAGCTGCAAGCTGCCGAAAACGGCAGCGGTGGCGGTGCGCGGGGTGATGGTTGACGCTATCGACTGGGCGTTTTTGATGGGCAAACGGGTGATTATCTGCATGGATGCCGACCTGCCGGATAAATATGGTGCGCGCCCTGGTCTTGAAGCGGCATGGCGGCTGTATGAGCTGCTAACCGGCCTGCGCATTACCGCGATCTTGCAGGATCAAAGCGACTGGGCAAAACATACCTGGAATGATGTTAACGATATTTTGATGTCTAAGCCTGAAGGTAATATCGAAGAGCTAACTCGCCGGCTGGACAAACTTGAAACCTGGTGCATACCCGGCTTATCCGGATCTGGTGATGTTGGACGCAAGCGCCTATGGCTGCCGGAACATGATTTTGCTTTGTATTGGAGATACAGGGCTAGACCTGACTTTACTCAGATAATAAAAAATAGCGTTAATGAAGATGGTGATAAGGAAGAAAAACCGACGGATCTTTGCGGTTTTCGAATAGCGGCTATCACCCGTGTCAACATTGCCAGCGCTAAATCGACAATGACCGGAAAACCAGACAATAACCCGGAAATGCTGATGGCGCTGTCTGTGCAAACGCCTCGGCATGGTAGTCAGCTAGTGCGTAGGGTAATCCCTGACGACCGGCTGCACAATGCCGATATGTGGGGAAAGCTGGGACCGGTCTTTAATAAAAGCGCATTCCTACGGCTGATTAACATCCTGGAGCGGAGCGCCGCGCTGGGCCAGCGCACCGCCTCCAACTTCGTCGGTCTGTGCTGGCGTAACGGTGAAATGGTGGTTAACGAGGGGCCGGATACGTTCTTTACCGATCCGCACAAACAATGCCCTTATCACAATCTGCTGTTTCCCAGCGGATCTGTAGACCAAGCGGCGGCGGTACTTTATGCCTACCAAGGCACATTCAGCCGCAATGCCGCTCTGATTCCACTGGTGTGGGGCTTGGGTGCGCATTTAAAAACCATTATCGGCTTCTGGCCACACATGATGATGCAGGCTAACAAGGGAGCCGGTAAATCGACGCTGATCAAGCAAATGGAGCAGACCATCGGCTTTACCATGTTTTCCGGGCAATCGTTGCAAACCGAGTTCAGGCTGTTGACCAGCGTATCGCATACCTCGCACCCGGTCGGCTGGGAGGAAATATCAGCCCGTCGGCAAGATGTGATCGATAAGGCTGTGGCCATGCTCCAGGAGTCTTATCAATACACCGTGACCCGTCGAGGTTCTGACATGACTGAGTTTGTGTTGTCGGCACCGGTGCTGCTGGCTGGCGAAGATGTGCCGGTGAGATCTTTGATCGGCAAGATCATCAGAACGGACCTGAGCGGTAAAAAAGGCCCAATGCTGCCGCCGGGCTTGCCGGAGTTTCCGGTCAAGCAATGGCTTGGCTACTTGGTCAAGCAAGACAAGACTGCGATCCACGACAGTATGGATAAGGCCCGGGCCTATTGCTTTGATAATTGCCGTGCGCCTTCTGACGACGACGGAGCGCGGCGCATGGTGGATAACTACTCGGCGGTGCTGACCGCTTGGAAGCTGCTGTGCGACTTTTCCGGCATCGATCCACGCCAGGGCGGCTTTGTTGATGACCTGCTGGCAGAAATGAATGCCCACATTGCCGAAACCGATGCCGACCGTGAGCCGTGGGTCTGGATTATTGAAATGGCTTTGTCGGAAATAGATGCCGGGCGATTCAACCATCCGTACAAATATGAAGTGATGGACACCGACGGCGTTGGCGAGCTGTGCTTGCTGATTCGCCCTGGTCACATCATTGACCATATTGCCCACACCCCGGCCTTGCGTGAGCGCTGGAACGCCTTGCCGATTAAATCGCCGCAGGCATTGAATAAACAGCTTCACGCGTCCGGGGTAATCGTGAAAAGCGGCATCGAGCGAATTATCTCTGCAAAAAGAATGGCGCATTTGGATGCGTTGAGTACCAACAGGCTGGAGACGTTTGGGCTGTATGCGTCTCCGGATCATTTTAGACATGACAATGATTGAGGAAATAACCGATGGCAAATAAAAACCCCAGCGTCAAAGACTTTAAAAAGAACCAGCTGGCAAAAATCCACATTGCAAAAAAAGAACTGGGTTTGGACGATGCTACTTACCGGGCAATCATCAAGCAATACAGCGAAAACGGGGAAGAATCATCGGCAGCTTTAACCATGCTGGGCCGGGCTAAGGTTATCAGGCACATGGTTCAACACGGCTGGGAGGATAAGCACCCATGAGCGAGCAACTGATTAACCATGACCAACTGAGAGCTGCTACCGGCTGCAAAACCCGTGAGTCGTTAGAAAAAATATTACGTGAGCAAAAGGTACGCTTTCTGTATGGCGCCGGTGGCAAACTGTTTACCACCACTGATGCGTTGAATGCGGCGATGGGCTTAAGTCCTGCCCAGGCTGAAACCAAAGACATTGAATTTAGGAGGTAGCCATGGTTATTCCAGAGCGCCATGTAAAGATTCAAATATCCGATATTGTGAGCGGGTGCCGCGGGTACATCTTTCATCCCAAAGAGCATGAGGATTTACCACGAAAATTTGACGAGGCCGAAGCCCAATTAAAAGGGATTGGCCGTTTGTTCCCGGAAGGGAAGATGGCACGGTATCTTGAAAACTACCGTGATGAACTTTCGCATCTGCGGATGCTCGCAGGCTTAAAGCCACAACCGATAGATACTGAGGACAGACAATGACTAAATCATATCACCCGGAATTTGATAAGGCTGGAACATACCTTGAAGCGGCGCTAAAACAAACCGATCCAGAAACAAAAGTTTTACTGGAAAAAGCAGCAGCCACCATCGGCTATTTACAAAAATACAGACAAGGCGTCCAAGCGCTTTTGGTGAAAATGAACAATACAATTGTCTATGCTGAAGACGCGCTATGTAGTGAAGATTTAGAGGAATTCTTCCCAGATATTAACCATGCAATTGAAACAATCGACGACGTAGATAATAAGTTCTCAACGCCCTATGAAACATGGAAGCATCTACAACAACCATCCGCTGGCGATGGAGTTGCATCAAGGCCTGAAGAGTCATGTTGCAGGCTGGGTTGAGCGGTATGGATAAGAGAGTGTTAGATCCATGCTGCGGTAGCCGGATGTTTTGGTTTGACCGGCAACACCAGGACGTAATTTTTGGCGACAAACGCACCGAGAGTCATGTGCTTTGCGATGGGCGCATATTGCGCATTGAACCTGACGTGACGCTTGACTTCACGGCGCTGCCGTTCGAAGACGGCACCTTCAAGCTTGTGGTATTCGATCCGCCGCACTTGCACACCGCCGGGCCTAAAAGCTGGATGGCTGTAAAGTACGGAAAGCTTTCCGATACTTGGCAAGAAGACCTTCGCGCAGGTTTTGCTGAATGTTTTAGAGTGCTATCGATCGACGGCGTACTTGTTTTTAAGTGGAACGAAACACAAGTGAAGATCCGCGAGGTATTGGCGCTGACCGATGTTACGCCACTGTTCGGCAACACATCAGGAAAAAAGGCCGGAACGCATTGGATGGTTTTTATGAAGCCTAACAATATAGCGAGTAGCTAAGATGTTTAAATGCAATGTTATAAATTGTGGTAACGGTAAATGTATCCACAAATTGTTGGATGAGCGCTGCCCGCACTGTAATTACCGAATGGTCGAAGTGACAACCACAGGGTTTAAATTCTGTTTAAATCCAAACTATATGTATGACTGTGACTATGAAATTGATCCTACCTCCGAAGATTTAAAGCATCCAAACATAACAAGCAACGCGCACAAAGTTAGGCGTGGCGGGTGGTATTGGGTCAGAAAAGAAAACATAGATGGACAATACGATGACTGGACGCCCGCTTTCTGGAATTCCTGCCTAAAAAAGTTCTATTCAGCTTTTTTTAGTGGAATTCCTGATTCTGGGGTAATTGTAGGAGAAGAATTAAATCATGGTGATTAATCCATGTCGGTGTGAAGTAGAGGGGCTAATCTACATTGCAAAAATCATCATCATATCCCACGCTAATTAATTTAAATCAATGACCCAACGCGGACGAATCCGATCAACCAACAGCCTGCCTGACAATATCCAGCGCGATAAACTGCCCAAAGGTGTCTGGTACAACAAATCAGGCTCGGGCTGTTGGATGATGGACTACAAGGATATAACCGTTGGCAAATGGCGTTCAAAAAAGATTGCCGGCGGATCTGCATCACTGGCCGAAATCTGGCAGGCCCATGAAGCCAATCAACTGGATAAGCAAGCGCCTATTACCTTTAGAACGCTGTCGTTAGAATTTCAGCAATCAATCGACTGGCGCCAGCTCAGCACATCGACACATACAGACTATCGCAACTGCCACAATAAGATTGTCAACACCAAGGCAGGGGACGGGCTGTTTGGCGACATTGAAATAATCCACTGGACCGTTGGCACCGTGCGCAAATACAGGGATTTTCGTGCGGAAGAGTCACGTAGCCGGGCAAACAAGGAGCTGTCCTACATCAGTCGCTTATTCAGTTGGGCCTATGCTTATGAAAAGGTGAAGTTTAACCCGGGCAAAGGCGTTCCCAAGTTACTCATCAAATCCCGTCAACACTATGCCGAAGACGATGATTTTTCCTTTCTGCTTCACGTTGCGAAAGAATCCGGCTACTGGTACATGCCTATTGCAATGGAAATTGCTTATCTGTGCAGAATGCGCCTATGTGAAGTGCTTGATCTAACTGATGCTAACGCACTGCCGGAAGGTTTGCTGATCAAGCGCAGGAAGGGATCTAGGGATAATATTGTTGCCTGGAATGAAAACCTGTCGGAGCTATGGCAATCCGCTATCAGGAAGAGGGATGCAATCCTGTCAAAGCGGCACCAACCCTTAGCGCGTAACCGCCCCATATTTATCAGTGAGCGAACCGGCGATTTAATAAAACCGAGTAGTTTGGAAACTGCGAAGGGGAGGATTGATCAGCAGGCTAAAGCCAAAGCAAAAGAGCTTGGTGTTACGTATACGCATTTTACTTTTCACGATCTGAAGCGGAAAGGCGTTACCGATACGGCAGGGAATAAGCAGGATGCCAGCGGCCACCGAAATGCGTCCATGTTGAACATTTATGATGTAAAACCAATCATCGTAAGGGTAGCCGGCGAAAAGTGATTTCCCACTAGATTTCCCACTAGGCAATAAAAAAGGCTTAGTGAAAATCACCTAAGCCTTTGATATTATTGGTGGGACGTCAGGGATTCGAACCCTGGACCCATGGATTAAGAGTCCACTGCTCTACCAACTGAGCTAACATCCCAATATTTATTTGATAATTCTAAAGGATTTCTTGAGTAAATCCAAGAACAAAATACCTCGGCTTTACTCACAGAGCCAATTTTTCAAGGTTTTTACTTTATTTTACCCAGCGCTTGGGATAATTCCTGACTGAATTCGCTAAGTACTTTGTTCAGCGCTTTGACAGCAGCCGGGTAGGACGGGTCATTTAATGGATGTTCAATTTTGGAGCGGCCATGGCTTAACAGGGTATGGTTTTTTTCATTCATTATCGCCCAGTTGGCTTCAAAGTCTACGCTCTGCTCAGGGCGGGTATCGAACCTGATAATGTCTATTATGATGCGATAATCGATCGTTCCGTATGCGCTCCAGGGATAGGCTCTAATCAGGTCGCCTGTTTGCAGCGTCGCCAGATTGTGGGTTAGCACCTGTGCGACGTTATCTTTTAAAGGCGATGCCCATTGATGAAATTCGGCGATTTTTACGCTGTTATCCGGTAACCGGGTGACAATTTGCTTGCGCTCAAGCAAGGTCGGTATGGAGACCGGGCCTACGCCGATCTGGCGTTTTTTTTCCGCTGTCGTCGTTGATGATGGCGGCGGCTCGCTCAACGGTTCCAATACATAAAATTGGGTGGGCGGAGTCGATATGCATGCCGAGAGCAGGGTAACTGTCGATAGTGCCATTAACCATTTTGAGAGTTGATTTGCCATTTTACTGATCTTTTTTGCCGCGAATTAATGAGTTGGGATTTTGTTCCAGATAGTCGGTCAGTTGCTTGACCGAGCTTGCTGCCTGAGTAAGTTCCTGTAGCAATTGCTCTAGTTCGTAGTGGGTGGTAGAACCGGGTTCCATAATGCTTAACACCTGATGTGCCGAAGCCATGGTTTTGTCGGCGGTATCCAGGGTGCCTTGGGCGGTGACCAGCATGCCGGTTGCCGCTTTTGACGTACCTTGTAAGGACTGCAGGGTTTTATTGGCTTCGGCCGTCAAGTCTTCCAGCGGCAATTTGGCCACTTTATCCATGATAATGTTCGCGGAATGGGTAAATTGATCCAGGGAGCTGGCGGTGGTAGGGAATTCAGGATAAACGCTTTTATTGTCGCTTAACACAATCTTGCTTTTCGGGTGAAAATCAAGATCAACCAGCAGTTGTC